TCACATACATCCACAAACGTATCATGTTTGTATGGGTTGTACGACACGAGTGTGTAGTCCACATAGTCTGGATCAAAGCCGACTTTGATATGATCAAAATCGTTAAACACTGTCATGTCACCACGCACAAATGCATGGACATTCTTCTTGCCTTCACGCAGTACACGCTCACGTCCTGCCTTACGTACTACAAACGTAGGATTGTCTATGTGTACTTCATCAGTGTGAAGTATCACCCTGCCCGTCTTACACGAACGAACAGACCATATGTATTTGTGTAGATTGAAATATACTTCAACTCTCATCTGACTTACCTTTCAGTCGAAGGGTGTGAACAATAGGTATATCATATTAACCTGTCTTTTTCAACTGCTGATCCACATCATCCAAGAAGGTGATCAGGATCTTACGCATACGCATCAACTTGCCACGCTCCATGTTATACTTGCCTTCGATCATACCAAGGTCTTTGAGTACCTTGACACGATAGGCAATGCGGTTTGGATACTCATTGAGTACCTTGGCAATCTCAGCCATAGTCATCTCACCCCAAAGCTCATTGATAACCTCGTCAATTACAGCGTAATTGTAAGTGTACTTACGTGCCTTACTCATGTGGAATGTATGGTTTGCATACAATTCTGGGTGTGCTGTTTTTACTACGGGTGCTGTTGCTGTTGAGTTAGTCATGTGTATATCTCCTTAAGATATTTTGTTTGAACGATAGTTAGTTACGCTATTGCGTAGAGTTAGTTTACGTGAACGATCTTTCTTTCTGTCAATCTTCCACGCTTGCCGCCTTCGATTAGGTCCAACGTTGGACTTAACCTTAGTCATCTTGATGAAGTTTTGCATTTCGTATCGCATGTTCATTCTCCTGTTTGCGGTTACGTTTAGCCTTGCCACCTTTCTTAGGCGGCACGACCTGTGGGGATTTGCGCTCCTGTAACATAGCCTTTGCCACAGGATTACGGTATGTTACAGAAGTTTTCTTAGCCATGTTCAAATCCATATGTTACACATTCTACGTGATACCTAGACACTACGTCACCAGTATCTAAGGCACGATTGGCACGATTGCCAGCCACATATTTGCACCAAGTATCCCACCAATATTCAGCGCCTTCTTTTTGGCAAAGCTCAACGTAGTCCTCTACCTTGCGGCGTACTGTCGCAGCTTTCATGCCTGATGGTGGTGTCTTGACAAGGTTAGGTGATATACCTAACCGCTTGATATTGTGGCTGTCAATACATGCCACATTGAAGCCTAAGCATTGAGCTAGGAAGGCAGCTTTTACCATGCCAAGGTTAGGTACAGCCATGAATAACTGGATGACATCAGCACATGCTTCTACGCTTTCGTATCCTTTGGTGTCCACTATGTGGTAGAGCTTGCCATACAAGAACTCTTTGTGATCGTTTAGATACATGTAGCCATCAGCTTTCTTACCCCACAAACAATCAGCATGGTATCTGTCACGTTCTACTTTGACCATGCTGCCACGCACTGTGGACAAGCCAGCTTGTATTGTAAGCAGTACAAACAAGCCAGTGTTTACCAAGGCATCTGGGCCACGCCATTTTACGAAGGCTTTAATTTCATTTACATCACGCTGATACATTATACTAATTCTCCAATCAATGTTTCACAGGCTTCGACGATATTAGACATGCTTTCTTTTATAGAAGGCGACAGCCAATCGCCATTTGAAATAGGTTCAGCGAAGCTGTGGATACGTGTCAAGTCACGATGTATGTCACGTAAATCTTGCATCACTTGCCATGCTTCATGGGCGGCTTGTTGCTGAGCGTCAATCTTATCTAAGATTTGCATTATACTTCCTCTCCAAACATACTGTTCCATTCAGCGGGTGTAACCCCTGAGATTATAAACTCACGCTCATCGACAGAGAGGTGAGGCATGACGTTTTGGATTAACTCACCGTCAACCCATGCGTCTAATTGTGATTGTGTAATGGGCAATTCCATTACGTTAGTGTTACCAGTGAGATGTGAAGTGCGAGTAATTATCATTTTAACTTTCCTTTAGTTAGGTCCAACGTTGGACTTAAGTTTCTCATTTAAGCAGGGCAGCTTTAGCTTCATCCACATTCTCAAAGAATGAGATTGAGCGCTGACCTGTGATCTTACAAGTACGGTAAACATGCCAGAAACCATACTGATCTGTGATGACTTTAATCGTATTCATTTAACTTCCTTTCTAGTATATGTATACGTTATTTATACTTTCAATAAATATCAAGTATAAATAACTTATACTATACATAGAGTTTGTCAAGCTGGGTTCCATTCATGCTGGGGTAATTCCACAGCGGCGTCTTTTCTCTCACGAAATTCTACTTCGTAGCCTCGCTTTTCCCATCTGTCAGCACATCTGCGCATAGCTTTCCCAGCCAGTTCACAGGCACCATCATATGGCTTGGTTTCAAAGATGGTTTCACCATCATCATTTAATACAATTACAGAGTAATTCATTTGGGTTCCTTCCAACCGCTATCAATCACCATCTTGCCCATCATTGGCACAAGTGTACCTCTAGGCTTAGATGATTCCATCAGGTCATCCACACTTGTGAAAGGTTTAGGTCCAACGTTGGACTTAAGCTGTCTCGCCTCATCCAGACGCGCACGAAGGGCATTGGTACGCTGAGAGCGCACCTCTGCCTTGGTTGATGTGTGTTGCTTGTATCTCATGCCGCAGCCTTTTCTTCTGAGGCTGATACGCTGTCATATTCCATGAGCATCTCAGCAAGATCCAGAGGATCAATGTTATTTGCCATGCAAACCTTGATAAGCTTGTCGAAGACAACCTGCTTTGTGACTGGTCCAACGTCGGACTTAACAACAGCTTCGCTGGGTGTTTCAGCTTCGCTGACTGCTACAGCTTCGCTGTTTTCTGTTGTCTCAGCAACCTCTTTAGAGGTAGCATCTTTCTGCTTCATTGCTCTCTGCAAAGCAGACAGTGAAGTAAAACCTTTCTTTGAGGTTTCAATGAATGCTCTGCATTCTGATTCGTTCTCAACAAACCAAAGAGCTTCGCTCCGACGCCGTTTGTCGATCAAATGAAGATGGCAATCACGAAGCCTTTGGCTTGGGATACGATCACCACCCTCAGCTTTTAGCTCGACCATCAGCTTTCCAAGCTGTGTATCAAAGCCTTCAGCTTTGGTTGAAAGTTTGAATCTTTTCTTGTCAGCAGCTTCGATTTTAGCCCACTGTTCTGAAAGAACCTTGCCTTGATCTTCGAGGGTTGAGATGTTTTGAATTTCGAGATTTGCCATTTTGAGCTTCCTTTATCTATCTTCTATTTTTATATGAGAGAATCTATATCTCTCACAAGAAGTGAGATATAGTTCTATCATTAAAAATGTAAGAAGATAGTATAAGTTTTGGAGATTGAAAAGCTGCCTCGCGATCCTCTGCGCCTGCCGTTTCACACGCTGTTGCAAGAAATAATATTCTCTTCGATAATATTTTTCTGAAACTCATGCGCTAAACTTGCGACCTCAACTCGCAGCTTCACCACCCTAACTGTGACATTTTAGCAACATCAAAGATGTTATAGGTCCAACGTTGGACTTGACTTGAACCATTGGCAGAGCAGCACGTGGCTTGTAGGATCATGTGCATTGCCCCAAAGGGGGTGGGGTAGATTATAAGCATCGTCTTGCCAACACACTAAGAGTGTGGCAAATCCCCCTATTCATTCTGTCTTTAGACAGGCAACTGATTCCATAACAGTTGTCGTAGACAAGTAAGTGGTTGTTTTTAAACACATCTACGATGTAATGGTGGAATGTGACATGCTGTTTGCTCTCACCATGCGTCATGACCTTGCATTATAGGCGCAATTGCGCGGTGAAGAGCGAGGGGCCGCAGGGGCCAGTGGGGGTAGCGTAGATAGTATGCATGAATATACACACAGATCAGGAAAATACACTGGTAACCACTTTACATATAAGGTGGTTTACACACACAATGGTTACATAGTTGTAACAATTCGTGATGAGATACACAGGTAACGTAATGTTTCAGTAGATCACATAATGTTACAGTGACGATATTAACACTTGACATATCATATTAGATGTGTAAAACTATGTAATAGTAATAGCTAAGGTGCTTACATGTACAATGTAGCATTTAAATGTCCTTACAATGTTACTCTTAAAAATAATTCCTTACAATATTACACATAACATAAACATGTACAGTGTAACACTTAAGTGTACTCCGCTTTATGCGGAGGCGTTTGTATATTAATTTAAATTAGGTATTGACAATGGCAAAGAAATCTGTAAAACTATATACAGACAATGTTCTTGAAGAGTTTTATAAACACGTATTAGACGGTAATCTTGAGAACTTGCATATCCCCCATAGTGATGTATTCTACGTAAGAGAGGCTGTACAGGCTCACTACGGTAGATCTTTTACTTTAGAGCATGTGGAGTGGGCTATGCGTGAAGAAGGATGGACAGATGCCTAAAGACCCCAGACTAGAACGTGCAGGTGTATCAGGCTTTAACAAACCTAAGCGTACACCTAACCATCCTAAGAAGTCACACGTAGTTGTAGCTAAAGAGGGTGATACGGTTAAGACTATTCGATTTGGTGAGCAAGGCGCTAAGACTGCAGGAAAACCTAAAGCAGGTGAATCAGATAAAATGAAAAAGAAACGTGCAAGCTTTAAAGCACGTCACTCAAAGAACATAAAGCGTGGTAAGTTGAGTGCAGCTTACTGGGCTGATAAAGTTAAATGGTAAATAGAAGGAACTATACCAATGGGAAAACTACCTAAGTTTAAACAGAAACAAACAGGACAAGAGCGTGGACGTGCTGCATCAGGACGTATCTCAGCTATCACAACTAAAGCTGGTGACAAGCCACTATCAATGGCTGCGTACCGTTCATTTACAGATAAGCAACGTGCAGATGCTATGATACAGGCAGGTAAAGATTTACGTGCAGGTAAAATTACACAAAAAGAATTTGATGCTATCGAAAAGAAAATTGATGCTGCAGATGCTGCGGAAGCACAAAAGTCAGCTACAAAAGGCGCTAACACAAAAGCTGGTAATAAGAAAGTTAAACCGCTACCTAATCCTTTTGCAGATATGGCACATGGAGGCATGGCGCATAAAAAGAAAAAGTCATATTCTAAAGGTGGCTATGGTGATGGCAAGAAAAATATGTACGCAAAGGGTGGCTATGCAAACGCAGGTGCATCTGTAGGCGGCACACAGAAGTGGACGGCGGGTTAATGTGGCTTGCAGTGTTGCTGGGTTGTTATAGCCCAGCAGCAACATCTTGTGACGTAATGATACGTACCAGTGGATTGATAGCAACTGAAAAGCTCTGTCAAGAGGAAGTAGCTAATGCAGCTAAAGCTCTAGCACAACAGGGGCTATACATCCGTACAAAATGTTTTAAACTAAAGGTAGGCTCTACAGTTTAATGACTTTAATATCTCACTTTCCTTTACCTAGTTTTCCTTTTCAGACGCATGAAAACATAGTGTTTGAAAAGGCAGACAAGGATAGGTCCAGTAGAAATAATGAAGAATATAAACCTGAGCAGCCTAACAAAGTAACTCCTGATACACCAGTAGAAGATCTTAAGCTAGTGAATCAGATGTATGCTTATAACCCCAATCCAAATAAACTACGTAAACCTGACGGTCAGATCGTAGACTTTATAGTAGCGTAGGAAATAATATGTCAATAGATACACGTACATATACTACAGACACAGCAGCAGTAGCAGTAACAGCTACTTCAGGTGGCGCTAGTGCTAACTTAGTATATACGTGTCCACCTAACCACGATGCTACTATAGATTTCTTACATATTAGTAATGGTTCTAATTCTACTCATAACGCTACTGTTCAGTGGTATCATGCAGACACAAACTCATATCATCACTTAATAAATGCAAAGGCTATAGCTGGGCATGATGTATATAATATTGTAACGTCTGACAGGATTCACCTACATGCTGGCGATAAGATCTTAGCGTTTGATGGTACTAGTAGTGGGCTAGAAGTATTTATCTCTGTACGTCAGTACTATAACCCTAATAGATAATGCATAGCGGGGTTGCAAACTTGTCTGTACTATGTTATAACTAAGTATGATATAACTATCTCCATAAGGGTAAGTAATTCTTACCTTAACATATATAGGAGATAGAACATGTTTAAAAAAGTACTTAATAAAATTCAAGAACATCAACAGCGCAGAGCAGACTATTGGGTTCTTCAGAATATGTCAGATAAACATCTGCATGATATGGGAATTTCTCGTGGCGAAATCTACAACAAAATCTACGGCGAAGAAAGCAAAATCCAAGGTTAATGAGGCAGGAAATTATACTAAGCCTGCTATGCGTAAACGTTTGTTTGAGCGGATTAAACGGGGAACCAAAGGCGGGAAGGCGGGTCAATGGTCTGCACGTAAAGCCCAACTCCTCGCAAGTGAATACAAAAAAGCGGGTGGGGGTTATAAATGAAGGTAGAAGCACCTAAAGGCTACCACTGGATGAAACAATCTAATGGTAGCTTTAAACTTATGAAGCACACAGGAAAGTTTGTACCCCATAAAGGTGCAAGCTTGTCTGCTAATTTTGAGGTACAGAAAGTACATGGCACTAGCAAAAAGTCAAAAAAGTCTTAACAAGTGGACTAAGGAAAAGTGGCGTACTAAAAGCGGGAAGCCTAGTGCTAAAACTGGTGAACGCTATTTACCTACTAAGGCTATCAATGCTCTTAGTTCTAGTGAGTACGCAGCCACTACTAGAGCAAAACGACAAGGCACTAAGGCAGGTCAGCAGTTTGTGGCTCAACCTAAAGAGATTGCAAAGAAGACCGCTAGATACAGGCGAGGATAACTTATGACTATAGCAATGGAAAGAGTGTTAGCTTGGAAGATTATGCCAAGACTAATGATGTTAGTAATGACATGGATGTACATAGAAGTTTTGTTTTGGTTTATGGCGTTATCTTCTGCTGATATGACATCACAAGCTACTGCACTTACAGCTACTGTAACTGGTGCTATGACTGGTGCGTTTGCTGTTTGGCTGGGGCATGAAAAATGATTGGTCAAATTTTAGGCGCAGTAGGTGGGCTAGCAACTACGTACCTAGATGGTAAAGTAGCTGTACAGAAAGCTAACGCTGAGATTAAAGTTAAACAAGCTACAGGTGAGATTGATTGGGATCTTGCTGCAATACAAGCTACACAGAATAGCTGGAAAGATGAATGGATAACTTTACTTTTTTCTATTCCATTAATTCTAGCATTCTGTGGTGATTGGGGTAACAACATTGTGCAAGCTGGGTTTGCGGCACTCGAAACTATGCCATCTTGGTATCAGTATTCATTAGGTGGGATCGTTAGTGCCAGTATTGGTATTCGTTCTGTAAGTAAGTTTTTTGGAGGAAAGAAATAATGGTAGCACCGTTAGTGGTAGCAGGAGCAGCAGCCGTAGCTAGGTTTATTGCTAGTAGAGGTATGGCAGCAGCAGTTAAAAAGTATGGTAAGAAACTAGCGCAGCAAGGTGCTAAACACGCCAAAGACATGACTACTAAACCTAAAGCAGGTCAACGTCAAGTAGAACAAGCAACTAGAGGGCAACGTGCCTCACGTAAAGCGCAGCGTATTGGCTTTGGTGTAGGTGCAGCAGGTGCAGGTTTAACAGGTGCAGCTAAGATCGCTGATATGCGTAAGAAGCTTAAAGCTGAAACTGACGCTAAGAAACGCGCGCAGTTACAAGCCCGTATTGAAAAAGAAGTAGCTAAAGCTAACGCAGCTAAGACTAAAGATGCAGCTAAGATTCCTAACAAACGTCCACCCAAGAAACCTGCATTAGCAGGATCTATGCGTCCACCAAAAAGGCCCAAATAATATGCATAAAAACTTTAACAAATGTTTATCCATGTTACTTCACCACGAGGGTGGCTTTGTAAATCATCCCAAAGACCCAGGGGGTATGACTAACCTTGGTGTTACTAAAGCTGTTTACGATAAGTGGATAGGTAGAGAATCTACAGAAGAAGAGATGCGTGAGCTTACCTCAATAGATGTAGCTCCCATCTATAAGAAAAATTATTGGGATAGGGTACGAGGTGATGATCTTCCTAGCGGTGTTGACTGGTGCGCCTTTGACTGGGCCGTTAATTCTGGTAGCGGTCGCCCAGCTAAAGCTATTCAACGTGCTGTCGGAGCAACTGCAGATGGGGCTATAGGACCACGTACACTACAAGCTATTATGAATAAAGAACCTAAAGCTATTATTGAAAATGTATATACACAACGTCAAACATTTTATGAGTCGTTAAAAACATTTGAGACATTTGGTCGCGGTTGGACACGCCGTAATAAAGAAACATTGGAGCAAGCACTCCGTATGATAGAGGACTAGTATGGCACGAGAACTAACAGAGCGTCAACAAAAGTTTCTTGCAGTCCTTATGGATGAGGCAGGTGGCGATGTTACTATGGCTAAGAAGCTGGCAGGATACTCACCTAACACTACTAACACTGAAATTACTAATAGTCTTAAGGAAGAGATCCTAGATGTTACGCATAGTTATCTAGCACGTAACGTACCTAAAGCTGCTATGGCTATGGTTAGCGCTTTGTACGATCCTACTGAGTTAGGTATTCGTGATAAGATGGCAGCAGCTAAAGAGTTACTAGATCGTACTGGTTTAGTTAAAACTGAAAAGATGCAAGTAGAAGCTAAGGGTGGTGTTATGCTAATGCCAGCTAAACAAGTACAGGAAGATGATGACTAAGCCATTAGGTAAATGGAAACTACCCCAACCAACGGATCTTAAAGAAGACAATGAGTGGACACCTATTCCACGAGTAGCAAGAACAGTTCCATTTGGATATGAATTAGATCCAGAAGATGACGGAATACTATTGCCAATTAGTTTAGAACTTGATATGCTTGAGGAAGCGAAACAATATCTTAAACAGTATTCGTATCGTGAAGTAGCGAACTGGTTGACCAGAAATACAGGTAGAACTATATCGCACGTAGGACTCAAGAAACGGTTGGATAATGAACGAAGAAGAAAAAACAAAGCTGGCAGCTTACGCAGATGGGCAGACTATGCGAAAAAGGCAATCGCCAAAGCGGAAGAAATCGAAAATAGCCGCACAGGAGCCACCGCGAAAACGCAAAGCGAAAACGCCCAATCCGCAGCCTGATATAATAGAAGAGTTTACCCAGCAGGTTGAAGAAGATCATAACGTAATCTTTAAGCCTAATGTTGGACCACAAACAGACTTCTTAGCTGCAGGTGAACGTGAGGTACTATATGGTGGCTCTGCAGGTGGCGGTAAGTCCTACGCTATGTTGGCTGACCCTTTACGCTTTATGGGTCATCCAGCCTTTTCAGGATTGCTCCTACGGCATACTACAGAAGAACTAAGAGAACTTATATTTAAGTCTCAAGAAA